TCATGCGTAATGGTTTAGGCGAACTTTCAAGAGAAGAAAAAGCACTAGTGCAAGATGCTACAGGTGATATTCTTGTACCGGCTGATCTTGATTCTGAAGTTTACCGCACATTATCACAATTAAACGTTTTGCGTAGCCTTGCAAGAGTACGTAATACTAAATCAGACCGTATTCGCCGCATTGGTATGAACGAAGTTACAGTTGGTTGGGGTAAAATTGAGGCAAACGTACCTGCATCTCAAAAACTTGCTAACTATGAAAGCAGCTTAACACCTACTGAGGCATATTTATATGTTGAAGACGTTCTAGGATTAACTAAAATTGGTGAGGATGAACTAGAAGATTCGGACATCAATTTACAGGCTTATCTAGCTGAATCATTTGCAACAGCATTTGCGAACTTAGAAGAGGCCGGATTCCTTAAAGGTACAGGCCATGCAAACGGACAGCCAGAAGGTATCTTAAACGGTACAACTGTAACACGTTTTACAACTGCTGCTGCCGGTACACTTACAGCAGATGACTTGTTAAAAGTATCTTACGAAGTGGCGGCACCATATGCGAACGCTGGGCAATACCTGGTTAACCGTAAAATCGAGTTAGCAATGCGCCTAATGAAAGATAGCCAAGGTCAATATTTATGGCAGCCATCTTTACAAGCTGGAACACCTACTACTTTCAACGGCAAGCCTGTTTATAATGTTGAGGCTATGGATTCAACTGTAGCAACAACAAAAGAGGTTGCTATTTTCGGAGACATTAAATCAGCTTATCAAGTATTGGACAAGCAGCAGGGATCAATTCAGCGCCTAAATGAGTTATATATTAATGACGGCCTAATTGGATTCAAGTACAAGCGCCGAGTTGGTGGCGGGGTAGTTCGTCCGGCGGCTTTACGAGTTCTAAAAGTACAATAATTTTTATAAAAGAGGCGGCACTTAAAACGCCGCCTTTTTTTAATGATTAAGGAGGGGTTAACATGACGAAGTTTAAAGCGCTTGTTTCCTTTTCCCATGATAATGGTATGTATGATCCGCATGTAAAAGAACCTTATGAACTAGATGACAAGGAACTTTTAGCGGCATGGGCAGAGGCGGGCTATATCGAATTTGTAGATGAACCAAAAAAGGCCACAAAGAAAAAGGGTGAATAAACATGCCCTTAGTTATAAACTTTGAAACAAACGAGATACAAAACTATTTAAAAGTCGATAACGATACAGATAATTTAGTTATTGATGGTATGAAAGCCGCTGCCATGCTACAGGCTGAGCAGTTTTTAAATACAGATTTTTCAACCGTTGTAACCAATGAAGACGGTACAACAACTACAACGCCAAATGAGGCACCGGCAACCGTTAAACTATGGGTAATGTCCAGGATTGCGCAATTATACGAGGGTAGAGGACAAACGGCTATGCCTGATTATACATTGTTGCAACCTCATAGAATTTACCCGTTTAGGGGGTAGCTGATGAACATTAACAAGTTAAAGCACAGGGTAACGATCCAACAACAAAACGGCACACTAAACGATGGCGGCGGCAATATTAAACCTAATTGGGTAGATGTTGTGACAGTATGGGCCAGTGTAAGCCCTATAAATGCCCAGGAAAGCATTATTGCAGAACGGCGAGGGCAACAAGTAACCCATAGTATTTCCGTTCGTTATAGAACCGATATAAGCCCTAAAATGCGTTTGCTATTCAACGGGCGAGTTTTGGACATTCAAACAATTGTAAATATAAACGAAGAAAACAAAGAATTAAAAATACAATGCCTGGAGGTTTAGCAGATGCGAGTGGAAATGGATTTAACCGGCATTAGGCGGGCTATTCGTGACATTTCCGCCTTTGATGCTAGTACCAGGGTAAAAGTAAAAGACATTATTAACGAAAGCGCCTTAAACATTCAAAAGGATGCTAAACAAAGATGCCCGGTAGATACAGGGCGGCTTAGATCATCAATAACCATCCAGCCGGTAGGTAATGGCGGTATGACATTGCGGATCGGTACTAAAGTTTTCTATGCGCCTTATGTAGAATGGGGAACAGGTAAATTTGCAAACCATCCTACAAAAAGCGGTAGGGGTACACCTTGGGTATATCCAGCAAGCAAAGGCGGCAGGGAAACCGGGGAAATGGTTTTCACACATGGTAGCAAACCGCACCCGTTTTTATTCCCGGCATTTGAACAAGAAAAACCGGATTTTATACGAAAAATAAAAGAGGTGCTGGATAAATGATTAAAACAGCCCTTTGGGAGTTGCAAAAAGCGGTTTATAGCCGTTTGAGTAACGATTCTGTATTAACGGCAATGGTAACGGGTGTATTTGACGAAATACCCGAAAATCAGCCTTTGCCATTCGTACAAATTGGTGACGATACCGTTAACCCATACGACAGCAAAACCCACAACGGCGAGGATTCAACTTTAACTTTGCATGTTTGGAGTGCTGGGCCAGGTAAAACAGAGGCTAAAAAGATTATGGATGCCGTATTACAAGCTATGACAAAAAACCCTTTAACCTTAACCGGCTTTAAAGCCGAGGGGATTAAAAGAGAGTTTTTAGAAGTATTTAACGATGGACAATCCTATCACGGTGTTTGCCGTTTTAGGGTATATATCAAGCAAATTTAAGGGGGTTTTTATAAATGCGTGGAGTAGATGTTGTTATCCAGGTAGAATCAGCAACGCCAGGAACTTATGTAACGGTAGCAGGACAAAGAGGGGCAACCCTTTCAGAAAGTGTTGAAACAATTGATATTACAACCAAAGGCAGCGCCGGCGCTTATGAATATGATTACGGACTATACGGTTGGACTATTTCACTAGACGGTGCTTATATTCTGGGCGATGCCCAAATGAATAAATTACGTGATGCGATGCGTAATAAAACAACTGTAAAAGTTAAATGGACAGAAACAGGAACTACAGGAGTAGTTGAGCAAGGTACAGCGCTTGTTATTTCAAGGGAACTCGATGCGCCTTATGATGCAGAAACAACTTACTCAATTGAGTTACAAGGTACAGGCAAAACAACTACAACAGTAAACCCATAATTTAATAATTTTATAGTTTTGGAGGGGTAAGCGTGGCAAAACAAGGATATGTAAAAGTAACCTTTAACGGCGAGGAAAAATTATTGCGTTTTGACTTTAACGCAATGGCTGATCTAGAAGATCATTTTGATAAAGGCATTTCAACTATTTTTGATTCTAGCCGTATTGGTTTTTCAACAATTAGGGCGCTCTATTGGGCGGGCTTAAAGTGGAAAATTTCAGGACTAACAATAGAAAAAGCAGGGGCAATGTTAAGCGATAAGATGGAAAGCGAGGGTATTTCTTTTAATGAGTTAATGACACCCATTACAAAGGCGATTACCGCCGCTGGGTGGATTAAACCCAAAGAAGAAACAACCGAGCAAGGGGAAACTGATCCAAAAAACTAGATACGGGCATAGATTGGGAAGGGCTTAAACGTTTAGCGTTTGGCCCTTTAAATTTAATGCCCGTTCAATTTTGGGAGTTAACCTTAACGGAATTACTTGATTTATACGAGGGCTACAAATGGCGGGATAAGCGAGAGTGGGAAAAGTTTGCACAACTTGCCGTATGGACAAGCCAAAAGTTGAAAAAGAACACAACTGCTGCAAAGTTATTGGGCAGCGATAAGAAAAAGAAGAAAACGACAGCCGAGGAAACAAAAGCGGTATTGCTTGATTTAACCGCAAAGCTTGGGGGTTCTTTAGATATAGAAACGGGGTGATTGAGTGAGTACAATTTCAGATCATAACGTCGAAATAGGCGCAGATATTAGCGACTTTCAGAGGGCTATGGAAGAAATGAAAAGCCAAATGGAAGAAGTAAGCGGTAAAATGAAAGATATGGGCGAAACTATGACCAAAGGGTTAACCGTACCGCTTGCGGGGATCGGTGCAGCTGGGGTTGTTATGGCGACCGATACAAGTAACGCATTAGGTCGTATACAAGCGGGTTTGGGTTTTACCGCAGACGAGGCAAAAGGTTTGCACGATGCAGCTAAAGACTTATGGAAAAAGGGATTCGGTGAAAACGTTTCGGCGGTTGCTGATGACTTAGTTAAGGTGAAACAAAATTTATTTGGTATTGCCTCGGACGGAGACATTGAAGAAATTACTCAACAAGCTTATATTTTATCTGATGCTTTTGGGGCAGATGTAGCCGATTCAAGTAAAACAGCGGCAACCATGATGAAAAATTTCGGAATAAAAGGCCAAGAGGCAATGGATCTAATTACATTAGGTTTCCAACAGGGTGGAGACTTTAGCGGCGAGTTATTAGACACGTTAAACGAATATGCGCCAGCCTTTTCTAGTATGGGAATTAGCGCAAAAGATGCAATGGGTATATTATTAGCGGGTGCAGATGCGGGAGCCTTTAACCTGGATAAAGTCGGGGATGCCATGAAAGAATTTAACATCAGGGCAAAAGATGGCAGCGATTCAACCGCAGAAGGATTCAAAGCTATCGGACTGAATGCTAAACAAATGGGTACAGCGATAGCAAAAGGTGGAAAAGACGGGGAAAACGCATTTATTGCAACTGTAACGGCGTTAGCATCAATGAAAGATCCAATGAAACAAAACGCCGCAGGGGTAGCCCTATTCGGTACGCAATGGGAAGACTTAGAAAAAAATGTTATTCCTTCTTTGGTTAATGGCATCGGTTCAATCGGTGACGGGGTAGAAGGGCAAGCAAAGCGGGCCGGTGATGCTTTAAATAGTGGATTGGGCAATACTGCTAAAAAAGTTTGGCGTGAATTTTTATCAGCCGTCGAGCCGGTTGGACAAGTTCTAATTGATTTGGCTAGTAAAGTATTACCGCCGTTAGCAACAGCGCTTGGAACGGTTGCGAAATGGTTTGGTGAACTACCTACAGGTATGCAAACGGCTATCATTGCCTTTGGTGTCTTGTTAGCAGCAATCGGCCCGTTGCTAGTTATGATCGGTTCACTAGTTGAGGCGGTTGTAACGTTAATGCCATTATGGACAGCAATAGGCGGGGTATTTTCAGCGGTTGCATCTATTGGAATTTGGCCTCTTATTGGAATAATCGCCGGATTAATTGCAATAGGTGTGCTGCTTTATAAGAACTGGGAAACCGTCAAGGCTTACGCCGTTCAAGTTTGGAATGCTATTTACAGCAATGTTATAAAGCCTGTTATAGATGCTATTGTTAAATTTGTTACTCAGCAACTAGATAAGATTAAAGCTTTTTGGGATCAAAACGGAAAGCAAATCATGCAAGCGGCTAAAAACATTTGGGATTTTGTAAGCGGGATTATAAAAGGACAATTACAAGTCATTAAAGGTATTTTCGAGGCGGTATGGCCTGTTATCTCAGGGGTTGTGCAAGTTGCCTGGGGCGTTATTAAAAACATTGTTTCTACAACGATTGATGTTGTCCTGGGGATTATTAAAACATTCGCTAAAATCTTTACAGGTGATTGGAAGGGTGCCTGGGAATCAGCCAAGCAAATTGCTAAAGATATTTGGAACGGTATAACCGGCATACTAAAAGGAATTGATTTAGCATCAATCGGTAAGGACATCATTAACGGCTTAATTAAAGGGCTAAAGTCGATGATGGGGGGCATTACGGATATAGTTAAAAAGATTGCTGGGTTAATCCCTAAAGGCGTTAAAGACTTCTTAGGAATCCATTCACCATCGAAAGTGATGATGGAATTAGGGGGATATACCGGGGAAGGTTTTGTTAACGGTATTTTAGGTCAGGTTAAAGCGGTTAAAGATGCAACGCAAAGCCTGGGCATGTCAGCCGTTAATCTGAGTTCAAGTAATGATTATCTTGCAACCGGATCAGGACAACCGTTTATATTGGATATGGACGGAAGGCAACTAGCAAAGGCGGTAATGCCTTATATTGTTAGTGAAATAAGACAAAAAACAGGAATTAAACTAGTTTAGGAGGGGCGCAGATGATTGTTAAAATTGCGGGCGCAACGGTTGACTATCAATATAATAGCATTGAAATAGATGATGCTTTAGGCGAGAGGTCAACCGCCTCTTTTACCATTATTGATAAAGTGGGTAATTTGAGTTATCAAAAAGGCCAGCAAGTGCAGATATTTGAAAATGACGGTATAACATTAGCATTTGGCGGGGTAATAGATAAGCCTGTTACTCAATATTTAACCCTTGCCAATAACTCCAAAGTGCATCAAATACAATGCGTGGACTATCTTTATATTTCTGATAAAAAGATTATTGCAAAGGTTTATCAGAATATGTTAGCTGGGGCCATTGTAAAAGATATTATTACAAACTATCTTGCGGCAGATGGAATAACCCAGGGAACTATACAAGATGGCCCAATAGTAACAGAGGCGGTATTCAACTATATCAATACAACTAGAGCATTTGAAAGGCTTGCCGAAATTGCTGGATTCGAATTTAACATTGATCGAAATAAGCAATTACAATTTTTTCACCGGGCCACTAATTACAACAATACGGTAATTAATGAAACGAGCGCTATTAAAAATGTACAAGTTGAGCCAGTAGCCGAGGATTACAGAAACAAGCAATATATTAAAGCTGGGATGGATACCACAAGCCCACAAACTAAGTCATTTAAAGGTGATGGAACTAACAAAACCTTTACCCTGGATTATCCTGTAGCGAAAGTGCCTACTATTTCAGTAAACGGAGTTTCTAAAACAGTAGGAATTAAAGGGGTAGATACCGGCAAGGATTGGTATTGGAATAAAGGGGAAAATGTTATATCCCAAGATGATGCAGCAACGGCCTTAACAACGGTTCAAACTTTAACCGTTACTTATCAAGGGTTATTTAATATCGTTGCGGTAACATATGACCAAGCGGAAATAATCAGAATGCAAGCCCTAGACGGTACAACAGGCATATATGAGAACGTTTCAGATGATCCATATATAACTAGCAGGCAAACCGCTTTCGATGATGCTAACGCCAAATTAAAGCGTTATGCGAAAGTAGGGCGGCGGATAACATTCGATACCTATATTAATGATTTGGATGTAGGTCAACTTGTTCAAGTTACTTTGCCGAGTTTTGGGATCAATGATTATTACCTGGTGGAAAAGTCGAGGGCATCTGAATTAGGCACAATAGATGGACGGTTAATGTATTCCGTTTCTATTGTAGACGGATCAGCAACAGGTGGCTGGGCAAATTTCTTTAAAAAGTTAGCAAATAAAGGCGAGGCGTATGTTTTAAGGGAAAACATTCAAGAAAACGAAGTGTTAGCAACCCTTAGTACATTTTCGAAAACCTGGTCTTTGGTTGATATGACCGGCAATATCTTTAAAAAGACATACCCAAGTTCTAGTTTATATCCTGGCTCGAATGTTTACCCATCTTTTGAGGATTCGGATCGAGTTAAATTCCTTGTATTTTATGATGCAAGTAATAATGAGATATTCAGAAAGGCTATTACTTTGCAAAGTGTAACATCTAACAACAAGCAGATAACTTCAACAACTTACATTGCACCTTATGAGGCGAATGTAAGTATTGCTTATGTTGGTTGGATTGGGGGCGCAACGGCCTCTATTTCAGCGGGCAGCGGTGTATTAGTGGACAAACAGACATTTAGTAAAGTTAAATCAAATTTAGAAAGCATTCAGATTGATAAAATTGATACTCAGGGGTGGTAATGAATGGCTTATACTAAAACAAGCTGGGTAGACGGTGGAGCGCCGGCGATAACAGCAGCCAAATTAAACAATTTAGAAACACAATACGATGAAGTTTTTAACACGATTGCGGCATTTGGGCATTATCATTCTAATTTTACAAACAATGCGAGCGTGTCAGCATCAACGGATACTGTATTAATGCCAAATGCAACAACGGGCAGCCCTTTGGTGGATGTGTCAGGTAATATTGTTATTCCTAGTGATGGGGTTTACGCCTTTGTTTTAAGTGTTGCTTTGTCAGGGGTTGCGGCGAGTACTCGTATTGATTTAAGAATGTTCAAAGGAACCGTTGCGGGCGGGCCAGGTTCGTTGACATTATTTCAAATATTAAACCAACATATAAACCCAACAGCCAGCGCCTCTCCTATTGTATTAGGGGTGACAATTCCAAAATTAACTAAAAATGATTTAATTGCTTTTTATATCAATCCGTCAACATCGGTTACAGTTGTAGGTGGCATAAGTCGCTTAAATATTATTAAATTAACATAACACTTAGATAGTTCAATAGTGTTATAATTTAGTAAAGTATTACCAATATTAACGGGTTAGGCGGTGCGAAATTGAATGAAAATGTTCTTACTCAATTAGTAGAAAAGTTCGATGATCTAAAAGAGCGCCTTGTACGGATTGAGGAAAACGTAAAAAGCATTGGGAAAGTAGAAACAGAATTAGATATTTTAAAATTAAAGGTTGCAGAAACAGAGGCCAGTACCAAAAGTGCCCACAAGCGCCAGGATGAAATGCAAGCTAAACTAAACGAAAAAGATCAGGATATAAAGTGGCTTAAACGTCAGTTTATCGGCGGATCAATCGGGGTAATATTTGCGGTTATTACCTTTGTTGTTGTTGCAGCAGTTAAAGGCTGGATTTAATTAAAGGAGGGGTAAAAATGGTTTTTAAAATTAGTTTGGATGCAGGGCATGGCGGTTTTGGAGTAACACCCGGTAAACGTGCGCCGGATGGGTCTATGTATGAATGGGATTTTAATAACGGTGTAGTTGTTAAAATTAAGGATTTGTTAGCAGATTATAAAGGCATTGCCGTTTTAAGGGTAGATGATCCGACAGGGAAAACAGACGTACCATTAAAAACACGAACTAATCAAATTAATGCTTGGGGTTCTAATGTTCATGTGTCGGTACACGGAAACGCCGCCGGCGATTCTTGGAGTTCAGCACATGGAATTGAAACCTTCGCTTATAAAAACACGGGTACTTCTTGGAATTTAGCTAAAGTAGTACAAGCCCATTTAATTAAAGAAACAGGCTTGACGGACAGAGGGGCTAAAACTGGGGACTTGCACATGTGCCGAGAAACAAAATGCCCAGCTATCTTAACTGAAAATGGTTTTATGAGCAACAAGGATGAACTAATTCTGATGAAAAGTGATGCTTACAGAGAGAAAATTGCAAAGGCTATTGTTGAAGGGCTGGCAGAGTTTTTCAAATTAGAGAAAAACCCAACGGCGGCACCTTCAAAACCAGCAACCAAAGAAGGTTGGAAACTAGAAAATAACATTTGGTATTTCTATAAAGGTGGACAAGCCGTAAAAAACAACTGGGCCAAAGATTCGAAAGGGAAATGGTTTTACCTGGGCGAAAATGGGGCTATGGTTACGGATAAATGGGTTTTATGGAAAAACGAATGGTATTACATGGGAAAAACCGGGGAAATGTCCACAGGTCTTATTACCGTTGCAGGAAAGAAGTATTTCTTGCAAGATAACGGAGTATTGCTTATTACTAATGCAAAGGGGGAAATACAGTAATGAATATTCCTAAAATCAGTAAAGGTACCTGGATCAGATCAATCGTTTTATTTTTATCACTTGTTAATGGCGGCTTAGTTATGTTTGGTAAGCATCCATTGCCTATTAGTGATGACGATGTAAATAATTTTGTTTCAGCGTTTGCGGTTATTATTACTGCCGTTGCTGCCTGGTGGAAAGATAACGACTTTACCAAGAGCGCAAGGATCAAAAAGAAACAGATTAACAGGTAATCAGAGAGGGGCTATTTTATAGCCTCTTTTTTTATTTGCGTAATTTGTCGAACGAATAATTTAAATAAATGTTGTAATTAACGTTAATTAGGATATACTAAGTGTATAGCAAGGGAGGCGATACGGTGACGCACATTAGAAGAAAGGCATCTTTGGATACACCAAAAATAATTATTGATGATTACAAAGCAAAGGAAAAAGTAATAGAAATCGGGGAAGTTACAGGCGAAAGCATTAAACAAACACTTGTTAGGTTAATTGATGCAGAACATAAAAAAATCAAGGGGTGAAATAATGGGTTACCTAACATTTGCGGCATTTTTAGTAATAGGCATTGCGCCAATTATCGGTACATTCATGTTGTTGAAAGCCGATAAGCAAAAAAAGATTCTTGATAAGTTAAATTCACTATAGGAGGCGGTAAACATGGCAGCGATAAAAAAGAGTTATGAATTAGCTGAAATGTTTTTAAAAGGGCGAAATAGTTGCCGGTTATCCCAAAAGCAATATGATTGGTTAAATAACCTTTTAATAAAAGAAAGGGGCAACGCTTGGAAGTTTAATTGTTTATTTTGGAACCAGGATAACAGAATCCAATATAGGATAAACGGTGATGGTTCTTTATACAATGTCACTAAAACGGAGGCGGTAAAACATGGCTAAATTTTATATTTTATTCACATTAAAAGATGGTAATTACGGCGTAGCCGGGGCATACAGTAACAAAACAGCAGCGCAAAAAGCGGAAACTCAATTAAAAAAAGAGGGTTACAAAGTTATTACGGATTGGGTTGAGCCTAATGTATACACAGGCCGAAAACTAAACAATTCTTACTATGGTTGGGATTATAAAAACAACTTTGAAAAAGTGGAATTAAAGGTTAAATATTAAAGGAGGCGGTAAGCATGAAAAATAAACAGGCGAAAAAGGAAATTATCGGACTTGCGTTATTTCTAGATGAAATTTCAGATTATGCGGTATTTATAGACTATTCCGGTCATGTTGGAAATTTGTATATTAGTATAGGTGGAAGTAAAGAAAATTGGAATAACAAAATTTTTAAGGGTGATTTTTATACTGATTTTCGTTATAAATCAGATAAAGAAGATTATGAAAGCATTAAAAAATTTTTACAAAATAAAATCAATGAATTAACCATTATCAAATAACAAAACCGCCGGAGGCGTACCGGCGGTCTAGAGGGGTAAACATGGCGATCCAGCAGGCGAAAGCTGAATTAACCCCATTATAATTTAAAATGAAAAATTTGGATAGGGGTCAAAATTATGATTACACTAGGCGAAAGAATAAACCCATTAAATGTATTGGGTGAATCTATAAAGGTATTTTTGAAAGCAGGAGCAGCATTTTATTTTAAATGCACAGAAATTAAAGAAAAACATTTAATTGGGTATGACCAAGAGGGCATGAACATAGTTATAGAATTATCTGATATAGATTTTATCGTACAGGAGGAAAATAAATAATGAATAATAACAATATTTGCCCGAAATGCGGAGGAAACAAAATTGAAACCATTAGTAAATGGAGATTCTTTTTCGCAACATTCTTTACTGGATCGTTTTTAATGATGATAAGCTTAATTATTTGGCCTTTGTTTATTGTAGCCATTCCAACATTTTTGGCCTCATTCGCTTGCTTGGGTATGAAAAAGGTTAATAAGTGCCATGAATGTAAAAAAATATTTCCTTGGGTTAAGGAGGCGCAAACGCTATGATGCTACACCCGATTGTTAAATGCAGGGGTAAATATTGGATGTTAGAAAGTATTGAAAATGAAATTGCTACATTATGGCGTGATGGAATTAGTGAAAAAGTGTCTATAAAAGAAATTGAATATGTAGAAAGCGTTAGATAAGTATGCGTAAAGAAAACGGCGGTTTATATTTCGCAATTGGTTTAATAATAGTTGGGTTGTGGTATTTGTTTGGGTGAACAATAGAGGAATAGCGTGCGGAAAAGGAGGTTAATAAAATATGTTACTTTGGCTAATTGGAATATATCTCTTGATGGGTGTAGTTGTGAACATAATTGCCCTTTTCAAAGAGCCAATTCTACTACACGCAGGTTTTGGATTGATACCACTTTTCATTATAGGCGTGATTATATTTCCTTGGGTTTTATGGGTTGTAATACTTTTTCCTGACAATACAGGAAGGTGGATTTAACGCACCCTACGATTAAATAACACAAGAGCCTGGAAACCCAGGCTTTTTATTTTTGCCATTGCTTGCGGGCGTTAATGACTTTCTTTTCCTTTTCGATCAGATCGCTAAATAATTCGGTTAAAAGAATACCCAAAGCCCAAAGGCCGAAAGCGCCAAAAGTTATAAATGATATTGCCAGGATTACATAAACAAAAAACATGATCCGCCGCCTTTCTTTTCATTTTTATTTTGCTTAAATTTTATTTCAGATAAACAGGCATTTTTTACATATGCGCCGCATATCGTTAAATACTAACAACGTGTATTAACGAATATCAAAAAGTATGACCGGGATAAAAGCCCGGTTTTTTTATTTGTACAACGTATTATTTTTAATACCGTTCATACTATAGATTAAGAAAACAAAAGGAGGCGGCAACATGATTTTAACAGCTATTACTAAATGTTTAGTTATTGCCGTTTTAACTGTTAATTTAATAAATGCCATTAAAAAGGGGAGTAAAAAACATGAGCAAAAATAAAGTAATTAAATCTGTAGCCTTTAATATTACAGTTGAGGACGATGTAAAAATTTTAAAGGCCGTTAAGAGGCGCAATTTTAGCGGCTATGTTAAAAAATTGATACTTGCCGATATAAACCATAAGGAACAAATAAAAACCGAAAATAAGGCCATTCAAGAGTCTACAACAGCAGATAAGTTCAAAGAGTTAGCGGATAAATTAAAAAAGCCCGGAACAACCGGGCAGAACATTAACTAACCAATACACCAATGAGATAACCAACAACTACAGCAGCGATACCTAACATAATTACCACTCCTAAAATGTATTTATAAATAGTATTACCGATTAAAAAACCTTTATACATGAGGGGGCTTTAAAATGGCGAAGGTTCAAACAGTGGGAACAATTAGCGAGTTTATAAAAGGCGATTACAAAAAAGGTGATTTAAAAACAGTTGGTAAGGTTTTAGCAGCAACCGCACCGGCTTTATTATTAATAGTTCCAAGATCAGCATTCGCAGCTACATCGGAGGCAACATTCGGAAATATCCACAAAAGTATTATGAATATTTTTGATTGCGGGGTTGTATTGGTTATTATCTTTGCGGGCGCTGCTTGGGGTTTTGGACATCGTACTAAAGCGATTGAAATATTAATTGGGGTTTGTTGTGGTTACGTGTTAGCCCGTCATGCAATAGATATTAGAGACTTTTTAAAGGGCATATAAGGGGGTGTTTTTATGAAATTCAGGTTAACGGGCGAGTATATGGAAATAGCCGATATTAGAGGCGGTAAACCGCACACCGGCATAGATTTAGGAATGCCCGAAAATACAATTTTACGATCAGTTAAAGAAGGTTTTGTCGAAAACATTTTGCATAATAACAAGATTGGTAATGGGGTTATTATCAAAGGTACGGATGGAAAACAATACATTTACGGGCATTTAAATAAAATCAAGGTTGAACCTGGGCAACATCTTTTCGCTGGGCAAGAAATCGGACTAAGCGGAAATACAGGAAACAGCACCGGCCCGCATTTACATTTTGCCGTAAAAGATCATGGGCAATTCATTGATCCAACACATTTAGGCGAGAACGTAGCGGCTATGGCTGGGGATAATTCTAATTGGTTTGTGGATAAGTGGAACCATTTAGGGGATTTTGTTATCGAAAAAGAAACTAATATTTTATGGAAACCATTTGTAAATATGTTAAGGGATTTTTGTTTATTCCTTTGGGATTGGTTCATCCATAACCTACCCGATATTATGGGGTATAGTGCGGTATTAACGGGCATATGTATAATATTGGGCGCAATGTTTGGTAAGGGTGGCATGTTAAAGCCTATTGCGATATATGCAGGTGGTTTGATTGTTTCCGTTTGTATCTTAATGAGTAAATAGGAGGGGTAAGGCATGATATTTGGCGAAAATTACACCGTTAATATGGATAATCCTAATTTACCAATGGTTAAAGAAAAATTTCATTACCCAGCTTTATATAATGGGGGTTTACCGGCTGAAATACTGCCGGAACCTCTATTTAAAAAGCGGATCAGAATAATTAAATGGGCAGATTTTTTTCAATATCAAACAAATAAAATGATTACCTTTCAAATAATACCTCATGCAGATGTAACCAATAATACTAAAAGGCTTTGGAAAGCTATTTATAAAATGTATGAAATGTATGAGACAACCGGCAGCAGAATAGAACGCCAGGGCCTTAAATTTACCTATAGGGAAAAGGATCGGTTTTGGTTTGATGTTATTTTCAAACAAGAAAAAGGACAAAAGAAAATAGAATTTTATGTATCAACCAGTGAATACCAGGCCCAAAAGTTAAAACGGAAATTAGAAAATAAAATGAGCATTACCATGAAAGAGGCGGATATTAAAAGTTTGCAGGTTCCGTTTGAAAATACCATAGTACAAGAAATGAAATACTTAAACCATGACATTTTTTCTTTAAATACCAATAGTCAGGATACAAAAACACCCATAGCAAACATTTTAAATACAATTGACGAATTAACTTTTGATGGCGATTTTGCCAGGCTATCCATTTGCAACGAAATAGAGAACCGCCGCAAATGGGTTAAAACGGCGCAATGGGCTTTCGAAAAGTTATCAAAGGGAAAAGTACCCCAAAGAGCAAATGCGGGCGGGAAAATGCTTTCTAAAGGCTTAAAAACATCTATAGCCGGGGTGCTGAATGAAATAAATAGTTTATTGACGGATACATTCCAAGCTATAAACAATTCATTCTTTAAGAGCGAAAAAGAATTTAAAAAAGAAAAGGTAATTAAAAAAGCCTATAGCCTGGAAGATGAAATAGGCACATCTAGAATAAGCCATGAAAAAGCAAATACACCCGTATTTAAAAGCCGTATAAGGGTTATTTCGCATAGTAAAGACAGGTTAACAAGGGAAACCATCGGGGAAACATTGGCGCTTTCCTTTGCAGATTTAGCGGAAACAAACGAGTTAACAGGGGTTAAAGTAAAAATAAACGGGCGTGTATTGGAGGTTATAGAAGAATTAAACACATTGCAGCTTTCTAAAAAAACTAAACTAGATCCAAATGCAAATATCATTAGCACTGATGAAATGAGTAAACTTGCTTTGCAGATGCCTGTAAAAGAATTGCAGCGAAAATACGCCGATGAATTGAACGCAAAGAACAGGGTAGAGGCCGAAATACCAAGCGAATTAAGAAACCCTAATAACTTATTAATCGGATATGCAGAGGTAAAGGATCAGAAAATATCTGTAGGGCTGCAAACGGATAAAAAGGAAGAATTTTATTGCGGTTATACCTTTATAGGTAAACAAGGGGCCGGAAAGGATAACAGCATTCAAAACTTTGTATATGAAGGGGCTATGAAACATAACATTAGCTTTGTTATCCCGGACTGGATATGTCAAGAAGGACATAGAGGGATGGCTGACGGCATACGGGATTTATTGCCGCCGGAAAAAATAATTGATTTAGATTTAGCCAATGAGGATTACAGCATACCGATGGATTTAACAGAGGTAATAACCAAACTAGGACGGAAAGGCGGTTCCAGGTTTGCGCAAGAAATGATTGATTTTATGCAGTTGGACGGATTAGCCCGTTCCCAAAAGTATTTAATGGATGCCAGCAAAGCGGCTAATGGTTCCTTATTCAACATTAAACGCATTATTGAAGATGAGGATTACAGATTGAACAGGATACAAGAATTAATTGCAGAGGATCAGCTGAGAACAGCTAGGGAGTTAATAGCTTGGGGAGACAATGAGGCATTAGGAAATAAATGTGATGCGATCATTAACCGTCTTAATATGTTTTTCGGGGATGATACCCTATATGATATTTTTGCTCAACCGCCAAAAAAGGAAGTTGATTTTGGGAAATGGATGAAGGAAGGGAAGGTTATTATTATTCGTATGCCTAAACGAAAATTAGGTAACGCCTCAAATGTATTAGCGCATTGGGTAACGCTAAAAGTATTAATGACCAGGTTTTTAATGAGTGATGAAGACAAGGATAAACATGGATGTTTTATGATCTTTAACGAGCCGGAACAGGTAGAAAGCGAGGGGCTTTCTAATTTAATGGGCCGTATAGCTACCGAGGGAAGAAAAGAGCGCCTTGGCTCTATATTCGCCTTTCATCATTGGGGTAAACTATCTGATAAGTTGCAGCATAATTTAATAGCTGGGGGAGTGAATCAGTTCCTTTTTGCGAACGATCATAAAAAAACATTTGAATTAACAAAAGAACGTTTGCAGCCTGATTTTACAATAGAACAGGCATTGCAAACGCCTAAACATTATTCTATAGCCATATTAAACACTAAAGAGCCGTTACATGCTTTTATGATCCATATGTTACCGCCGATCCCAAAAGAAAAGAGGTTTGACAATTCTTTCTTAACAAAAAGACACGTACAAATATTTGGCAGGAGTTGTCAAGAGTTGCAAAATATTGTATAATTCTATATGTGTTAGGTGCTGGACTATGCACAACTAAGTGTTTTAGTTTAGTATTTCCTGCCGTTCATTGCGGAAACAGTGAAACGGCGAATAATTAAATTCATGTAATTTTGACAGTAAGAAAGGCGCCTCAGTGCATGGGGGCGCTTTTTTTATTTGTTTTTATTTGTCGAATTTTCTTTATTAAAAAGATTCATATTTTGGTAGACTTTTCATAAACTAGTATGTTACATTAGTTACAGATGATACACGAAAGGAGGCAAGCAATGAAGAACACTTATTTAAATAATCCGTTGTTTTCTAGAAGGGGTCTTTATTTTCATAGAGAAATTTCTAAACAATTGGATATTGAGGCAGCCCAAGAAAGAACAGATGCAAGCCAAATTTTAAACAAAGCTTTAGCGCTTTATTTTGCGCAAAAAGAAACTAAAAAAGAAAATTAAATAGGGGTGTAAACATGGCGAAAGTAATTTGCAGCACTAAAGATATGAGCCGAGAGGATTGGTTAGTGGTTCGATCTAATTACATTGGCGGATCAGATGCGAGTATCGTTTTAGGCGTAAACAAGTACAAAACCGCATTTGAATTATGGTTAGAAAAAACAAACCAGGTAATACCTAAAGAAATTGATAACGAGGCAATCCACTTTGGAAATGTTCTTGAAGATGTTGTTGCAAGCGAGTTTATGCGGAGAACCGGCAAAAGGGTTAGGAAAATCAATCAAATGTTGCAGCATGATGAACACTCTTTTATGATGGCTAATTTGGATAGGGTTGTAATTGGCGAAAAGGCCCTTTTAGAATGTAAGACAGCTAGTGAATACTTGAAAGGTGAATGGGCTGGGGATGAAATACCGGCAGCGTACTTAATTCAGATAAACCATTATTTAGCGGTAACAGGATTCGAAAAGGCTTATATTGCTTGTTTAATCGGCGGTAATAAATTTGTATGGAAAGAAATCAACCGGGATGAAGAATTAATCAATATCATTATCGAGCAGGAAAAGCACTTTTGGGATTTTCATGTTAACGGCAGCAATCCGCCGGCGTTGGACGGATCAAGCGCAGCGGAGCAATACTTAAAAGAAGTTTATCCGAGAGCAAACAAAGGCAAAGTTATAGATTTAAGAGTGGAACATAAGGAAAACATAGAAAGTTACTTATCTTTGAAAGAACAAAAGGCGATTTTAGACGAGGAAATAAAACGGGTTGAAAACCTATTAAAATATGATCTTGGTGATTCCGAAAGCGGTATGATTCAAAAGTATATCGTTAATTGGAAAAACGTTTCATCTAATCGGGTGGACAGCAAATTATTAAAAGAAAAATATCCTGAAATTGCAGCAGAGGTAACAAAGACCAGCAATTCAAGGCGTTTTGAAATTAAGGAGGTAAAAGAATAATGGCAACAGTAAACGGCTTAAAAAACCAATTAGCGAATAAAAATGGACAAGCACCGGCAACGGGCAACAGTTTAAAAGGCTTACTTGGATCAGATGCAGTTAAAAAGCGCTTTGAGGAAGTATTAAAAAACAGAGCGCCGCAATTTACCGCTAGTTTACTAGGGGTTGTTAATAACAATGATTTACTAAGAAAAGCGGAGCCTATGAGTGTGATTCAATCCGCTTTAATTGCCGCAAGTTTAGATTTACCGATTGATCCTAACCTGGGATATGCGTACATTGTGCCGTACAGTGGGCAAGGTAGTTTCCAACTTGGCTATAAGGGTTATATTCAATTGGCGTTGCGTACAGGCCAATATAAAAATATTAACGTTGTAGAAGTGTACGAAGGGGAATTGGTGAAATTTAACCGATTAACTGAGGAATTAGAATTAGATTTTGATGCTCGTAAAAGTGATGCCGTTGTTGGTTATGCTGCTTATTTCGAATTATTAAACGGATTCAAGAAAACCATTTATTGGACTAGGGCGCAAGTTGAGAGCCACAAAAACAAGTACAGCAAAAGCGGGTTTGGTTGGTCTAAAGATTGGGAGGCCATGGCAAAGAAAACCTTAATTAAATCCCTTTTATCTAAATGGGGTATATTGTCCATCGAAATGCAAAAAGCTTATGTGGAAGACGACCAGGCCGAGCGGATCGACATTACAGGAGAAACTTTTGAACATGTTGAAATTATTGACACTGTGCCAATAGTAGCAGAATAAAAATAACGGCCCATCTTTCGGGGTGGGCCTTTGGAGGGAAATTATGAAATTTGAAATTAGATACACTTTAACGAACGGCGCAATAAGAAAAGCGCCTGTAATGAATAACAGTTTTTATGATGTTGTAGATGAATTGAAAAAAGCTGATTGGTTTATTATCAATGAAAATAATTGTATTTCCATGATAAATAAAGACCAGGTAAAAGAAATTGAAATTTCGGAGGTAATTCAAAATGATGAATAGAGTAGTTTTAGTTGGCAGATTAACAAAGGCAGCAGATTTGCGTTATACGCCAAATGGGGTGCCTGTAGCTACATTTACAGTTGCGGTAAACCGCCCTTTTTCTAAAGACGGAGAAAGGGAGGCCGATTTTATTAATTGCGTAATTTGGCGCAAGGGAGCCGAGAACCTTTGTAATTTTACGGACAAGGGCAGCTTAATCGGAGTGGACGGCAGATTACAAACCAGGAATTACGAAGGATCGGACGGGAAACGTGTTTACGTTACTGAGGTTCAAGCGGAATCGGTGCAGTTTTTAGAGAGAAAACCTTCCCAAGATAATAACACTCAAGGTAATACTAATACAGGGTTTAATCCTAAACCGGGCGAGAATTGGCAGGAAGTTGATATTTCATCAGATGATCTGCCTTTTTGATGAACATTAGAGGGATATGGCGAAGGAGTGAAATAGATGAATAATTTTGTTTTTGGTTCTCTAGTCGGCTTTATGCTTGGTGTTTTCACTGCTTTAATGATTTATATGTTGATTAACATTTAACGCACTTTACGATTATAAGGCGAGATAAAAAAAGGAGAGGGTAAACATGATTAAATTAAACGGCGAAGATGTGCAAAAGGCATGGGAAGATTACAAGGGATTTTTGGAAGGAATGGGAGTCAACCCCGATTTGCGGATGCAACAAGCATTTAAATTTGGATTTGCGGCCGGAAAAACTAATAAGCTAGAACCAACTAAAACACCCATTCCGTTTGATGAACCGAAACAACCGCAAACAATCAAACAACGAACCATAACAAAACGGACGGAAAAAGAAATGGATCAAGATGCTAAATTGGTAGCAAGTATATTGCAGCGAAATAACGGCCCTATGGCTTTAAAAGATATATTAATTGCTGTAAATGCAGCCGGTGCGGATTGGTATTCAAAAAGCGCAACCAATCACATGAATAAGGTAATGGAAAAACAACCATGTGTTAAAAAGGCTAGTTACGGCTTTTACGAGTATGTCCAATGATTGTATTAGAGTTTATCCAAACTGTTTTAATTATTCTTTTGATGATTGGATATTATAAAAAGAATTGAGGCGTAAACCTAGATTAATTTCTAGGTTTTTTTATTACTGGTAATACTAATAAAAACCCTTGCATATATATTACTGTAACGAAAAACAAGGGGGTAATACTATATGGAATGTATAAAAACAGTAATTAAAACAATGAGTAGAGAGGAACTAGAGGCGGCACAAGTAGATTGTATGAAAAGAATTGCAGATGCCGAAAAAACAAACAATGCAGCATATGCAGAACACCAAAAAGAAATCGCTATTCTAATTTCAGGCGAATTAATACAACGCATAATAGATTTTTTGAATAGCCCGGAGTGATCCGGCTTTTTTTATGCAAAAAAATAACCTGGGATAAGGCCCCAGGCTTTCGGTTTGTGTCTTGTCGCTTCCCCAAGTGCAAAACAACACCAAATATGAAATGTTTTTTCATATTCATTTTATCTTAATTAATCAGCATATGCAATCTTGATAAAAAATATTCTTAAAATTTATAAAAAGTTATGGACAAGTTATATAAATGATTGTAAACTAAGGTTAATCAATTAAATAGGAGGTAAACGAATGAGCGAACTTTTAACAACTTTAGAACTTGCCGAAAAATTAAAAGTTACCCGTCAGTGCATCTATAATTGGCGTAAGCAAGGTTTGCCAGCTTTAAAGATCGGACGGGCAGTGAGATTTGATTTACAGGCCGTTAATGAATGGATCAACAAACATAATGAGGCTGGGGAAAATGAGTAAAGAGGCTTATTATTTTTCTCATGATGCGAACGCAAGACAAGATGAAAAAATTTTAATGTTAAGGGCAGAGCATGGCTGGGAAGGTTACGGCATTTACTGGGCTTTAGTTGAAATGATGTTCGAAAATACAGATACGGCTTTACACCATAACAAAATAAAAGGAATATCAGTTAGTTATAACATTGCTATAACGTTGTTAGAAAGTGTTATTAACACTTGTATAACAGAAGAATTATTTGTTAGTGATGGTGTTAAGTTTTGGAGCGATACTTTGCGCAGAAGGAAAGAAAAATTCAAAGATGCGAAAGAAAAAAGATCAGCAGCAGGAAAAAAAGGCATGGAAAAACGTTGGGGAAAAACCGCATTAAATAAGGATTCTGATAACAATGTTATAACAAAGGATAACAATGTTAATAACGGTGTTATAACAAAAAATAACAAAGGAAAGGAAATAAAAGAAAATAAAATAAAAGAAAATGATATTAATAACATATCCGCAATTGCTACCGCATTCGATGATTTTTGGAGCGCATATCCTAGAAAGCTGGATAAGAAAAAAGCATTCGAGAAATTTAAAAGTGCTGCTAAAAATCATGATCCACAAATTATCATTCAAGGGGCTATGAATTACGCTAAGCAATGCGAGGCCCAGCAAACGGAAAAGAACTTTATCAAACACCCTACAACATTCTTAAATGCTGAAAGCTTTTTAAATGACTTTGATACAAGTTATTCAAAAGGTGGACAAGTTAGAACAGGGGTAGTAAAAAAATCTTTATTTGAGCAAGGGCCGGAAAGCAGAGCAAGGCAGGCAGAGGCAGAGGCGAGGGCATCGGATAAAGAGATTGATTGGGAAAAAGAATTAGAAGATTTACCTTATTAATCAGAGAAGGGAAGGAGGTTTAGAAATGAATGAAACAATTGAATACATTTTAAGGTCTATGCGTGGCGATCTTGAAAGAACAAAAAAAGAACTTGAAAAAACCCAATGGGATTTTATGAAATCTTATCATAAAGGCGAAATTAACGCCTTAGAAAGGTCAATCGAATTTATAGAAAATACAATAAAATTTTAAAAGGCGAGGAAAAGAGGGATAACATGCAAAAGGTAAATATGCTTGATTTATTCGGTGTTAAAAGAATGACAGATTTATTTTTTCTAAGATTCCCAGGTTTGAAAGGGAAAGTAAACGTGGAAGTTGTAAAACTTGAATGCGCTAAATGTAATGCGCCTTATGTCTTTGAATACCGATATGTTTTGGATGGCGAACCAAAAATATTAAGAGATTCAAATATTTGCAGTAATTGCGCTAACCGTAATTTTGAAAAACAAGTTAATCAAGAAATTCAGGAAATGCGGCAGCAATCCGTATTGAACAAATGGTATCACATTAAAGACAATGATCCTTGCGGCTTTAAAAATTATGAAATTACCACAAAGGCAACGCAAGAGGCGAAGGATAAAGCTATCAATTACACCAAAATGATTATTAGCGGCAAATTGGACGCAAACCTTTTATTGATGGGATCAACTGGAACAGGCAAAAGCCACTTAGCTAAAACCGTTTGTAAAACAGCAAAAGAGAAAGGCTTAAAGGTGGCCTATATAGAGGCGGTAGAGTTATTCGAATTAATCAAAGCGACATTTGGACATACAAGGCACAATGAAATGCTATTTAACGAATATGCAAGCTTTGACTTGGTTTGTATTGATGATGTAGGGCTAGAAACAAAGAAAACCGGGGAAGTGTCCTGGAGTGTTGCTGAATGGACAAAGATCATTAACGCCAGGGAAGGAAAGGCAACCATTTACACAACTAACTTTGATGATTTGGCTTTAGCTGATGTAATCGGGCAAAGAGCATTCAGTCGCATGTACATGGACACCGTTTTTATTGATCTGTTTACCGATGATTACAGAAAGAAACTAAAGCGATAACAGGAGGGGCTATTGTGATCGGAGTTTGTGAGGTATGCGGCGAAAACTTCGAAATAGACAAACAACCTAAAAAATTTTGCTCTAGAAAGTGCTTATCAAAAGCAATGAACGCAAGAGCAAGAGAAAAAAGGTTAATGGGTTTTAACGAAGAAAAAGTTAAGTGGTTAGTAAAACAAGTAAATTCCTTTAATTTAGAAAGCACATCTCAATTTACTCTTGATGGTTTTACTGAAAGAGTAAGAGAGGAAATAAGACAGCGGGATAATTATACTTGTCAAATTTGCGGCAGGGTTACGGATTTACAAGTGCATCACATTATACCGAGATCGAACGGAGGAAAACACACTTTAGATAATTTAATCACTTTATGTTTTCCTTGTCATAGACATATTGATTCAGGAAATGAAAGAAACGCATTGAGAAAATGCTTTTCTAATTACAAAAGGTATAGCCTTTCAACGGAGGGGTGTCTGTGACGAACGAGAAGGGGCTTTTAAAGTGTGGTTTTTATATCGAAGGGAAAATATTAACCGAAGAAGAAAAACAGCAGGAAACAGCCAAATTTATCGAATGGTACGAATCTTACATGAGAGCATTCGGAAGGGAGCCTCAGAAATGGGATTAAGAGGGCAGCAATCCGCAAAGCCGGATAATTTCAAAGAGTTTTATTTACAACAAAAAGAAGCGGGTGTCTTAGATAGAGATATAGCCAAAATGCTATATGTTAGTGAATATTCCATAGTGCGCTGGAAACGGCAGGAAGGATTTAAACGAGGTCAGTTTCACTACAACACCAGGAAAGGGCTAGAAAATGGGAATCAAAACAAACACAAATAGTTGGGTATACATTTTAAAAGAGGCCCAATTGTTTTATAGGCCGGCTGATATTAACCGTTTTGTAAAGCTATGGAATGACGGGGAATCTATAACCGCCATTGCTGAAAAGCTAAATGTTAAAAAAACAGATGTGGCCCTATTGGTTATGGATTCCGAAATAGAAGGGCGGATCAAACCAAGGCCAGGCGGGTTAATGGGTACTAAACCGCATAAGTGGAAACAAAAGGCGGCACAATTGGCGATTACATAAAGTGGACAAGCCGCCTATAAATAATATATCCAGGTTTAAAACATTTATTCCTAAATGGGGTGAAACTATGTTAAAGGTTGGTGACTGGGTACAACATAGAAATAACAGACTATTGGGATATATCGTAAAAGTGGATGATGGTTTATATTTCGTCAAGTGGTACACCGAGGACGGAAAAAAAGTAATCGGCAGCGGTATGTATTCGGATCAAATTATTAAACCGGCTGCAATGGATATTAAACGAGAAGATATTTTAGAAATGCAGAAATTGGCGGTTAAAACCAATGATAAGCAATGGTTTTTGGAGTTAGGGAAAAAGTTAAAGGCACTTAATTGAGAAATATTGTGCGGAAAGAAAAAGGGGTGCAATGATGGTAAGTTGGATTGTCTTAGCGGTAATTATATACCTATTGATTGGTTTAGTTGTACTGATTTATACAGTAATGTCCGACCAATACGGAGGGTTTATACTTTATTTTTGGTGGTTAGTTATCTTGTTCTATCCGTATTTAATAATCAGAAGTTTATTCAATAGATAATCTGCATAATACGAGGATATTGTTCATTTGTGGATAACTTTTGTTGATAACTTTTTTGAAAAATTTAAACCTTAAAAGGAGGGGCAGCAATGCAACACGCTTGTGATTGTAAGGATTGTAAAGAGAAAAGAGATAATTTAGTTAGGCATTTTCAAAACCCGTTTTATAAAGAGGCTAAAGATTTTTGGAATGCTACCAGGTCAGAACAGATTGAAAAAGGGGCTGAGAAATACCCGGAACCATTTAACCCGGATTCATGGACAAATGAAGAATTGTCCCAACATGCTATGCAAGAGAATGTTGACCAGGCCCATTATATAACGGGCATGAGAGATAGGATGCGAAAACAAGAAACGATACTTTGCAAGGTTAGAATGTTAATTAATGCTTGGGCGGCTACAGAAGTAACAGCTGAGGAAACTTTCAAAGAGATCATTAAAACTATAGATGATTTTTGGGGGCTGCAAAATGGAAACCAAAAAGGATAAATGCCCGATCTGTTTGCATGATGGTAACGGCTTGCACCTTTGCCGGGGCGGTAATTTGATAAAGGTTTTATTGGAGCAAGTTAAAAAGGGGAAGTAAACGATGCGATTTTATTTTGTGGCTACAGGGCTAAGTAACAAAACAGAGATAGCAGTTATAAGGGCCTTGCAGCCTAAAAATATAATGCTCAGTTTTTATTATTGGAAGAATACAAGTTTAGAGGATTTTATAAAGGTTATCGGCTATAAACCTAGAATTATATTAGATAGCGGGGCGTATTCGGCTTATACCAAAGGGAAAGAAATTGATTTAGAAAAGTATGTTGAGTATTACAAAAAGAATAAAAAATGGGTGAATGAGTTTATAAATTTGGACAAGTTGGGCGATAACGAAAAAAGTTTTGAAGTTTACCAGGTAATGAGAGAAAGAGGATTAAAACCTATGCCGGTATTCCATTACCTGGGGGATGAAAAATATTTACAACGGTACATTGAGGACGGAAATGTAA